GGTGCTACGGCCCGCTCCGAGACTGCCTTGCGGGCCGGAGAGAAGATGCTTCACCTGCTGATGACCGGATTGGTGTTGGCCGCTGAGACCGAGACCGACGACCCTACTGCACCGCCGCCTTCGCGTCCCTGACCGCGCGCTCGACGTTCACCCGCCAGTTCTGGGCGGACCTGCGAACAAAGCCGGCGCTCCTGCCCTCGTATTCACGACGGCGGGCATAAGCAGCGACGAAGCCGCCGTAAATCGTGTCGCCGATCTGAGCCTCGTTGATGATCAACTCGTAGGGCTGGACGTCGAGTGAGAAATCCTCAAACCCTGTCGCCCCGGGATTCATCTTCGGCACATCCTGAAGAGAACCACCAAAGGACTGCGCCAAGAAACCTGTCACCTTCGGGGTGTTGTCGTAGACCTCGTCGAACGTGTAGTTCGTGGCCTGCTGAAACACGAAAAGCAGCCGTTTCTTCGACTTCTTGGTCCACGCATCCACGATGCTGGCGAACTCAAGCTGGGTGCGCGCCATCAGGTGAGCCTTCGCCTGACCTTTACCCGCTCTCGGCAACGGCACATCGGCTCGTCATACGGCGCGTGAAGTTGTGGAGCCATTCCGGCCGGCACCGCATAGAACTCCGTCCAACCGACGCCATCCTTGTTCAGGCGCTCTACCTCTAGGTGATTGTGCCGGACATGCTCGTCTTTGACGGACACCGGTATCTTGATCAGGTCTTGCACCGCGACCCGCCCGCGGTCGATTGCCTGATCCCATACTTCGACCTGCGACCGGCCAAGCGCCTGGATAATCTCGGTGCGCGCGATGGTCTCCGCCCGGTATTTCAGGGATCGGTTGCGATAGGCCAACAGCATCTTGGTCCTGGTCTCGGCCGGTATCTGCTCTCCGCTCTGGATAGCCTTGCGCACCGATGCGTCGAACCTTTTGTCCCTCAACCCCTTCTTGAGCGCCTTGCGCAGCGCTTCAGGGCTCGTGGAGGCGATTTCTGAAGCGTAGGAGCGTTGCCACTCCTCCTGCTGCTGGGTGAGACCTATGAGCCCTCCCTCGCGCTTACCGGTCACTCTGCTCCTTCGGCCAACAAGATCCAGTGCAATCGTCTTTGGGTTTCGGCCGGCAGACAGCCCGTCTTCCAGAACGCTCCTGATCATTGCGATCTGGTCGGGAACAATACGGCCTGTGATCAGTTGCCCAGCGTGCTCGCGTATCCAAGTCTCCGCCCGCGGGTTTCGAGCATCGAAGAGGAACCGGACAATCGACCCTTCGGCGCTGCGTTTCGGCGCCTGGCGCTCGACATCTTGCGCGAAGGCTTCCCCTCCGGAACTGAACAGTTCCCCGATCAGGCGATCCATGTGGCGGAAGTCCAGCGGGTCGATGCCGACGGCACGAAGGGCCCCATCGACGTCACCGGCCTCAAGCATCGCGGCGATGACGTTGATACGGCTCCGGTCGCGGATGTCCTGGATGGCCTCAAGGAAAGCATCCTGCAGCTCCTCGGACCACTCTTCGGTCAAGGCCTCGAATGGATCTCGGTTGGACGCCATCAGTCCTTCAAATCGATCTCGTAGAGCGCTGCGGTACCGGCCGGCGACAGGGGCCTGACCTCAAGGATTTCTTCCCAAACCGTATTGCTATCGATATCTGCGGACTTCACGCCCACAGAAACGGACATCTCCTTGCTCGGCTCAACTCCTGTGGTCGCCGAAACGAGGATCGTCCGCATGGTCTCTTTCACCAATGTGCCGGAGCCGTCCCTGACCTGCTTAACGTCCTGAAGTCCGACAAGATCGACATAGGTTGGCGGATCGAATGTCGGGTCCAGATCCGATCCGGACTGTGTACCGGGAACCTGAAGCGCGACAGGGAAGCCGTCGTCGGTCTCTCCTATCGACAGCAAGGCTTCATGGACCTCGGCAGCGATTGCATTCCAGTCAACAGACATACTTCGGACCCACGGACTTGAAGCCGAAATACGGCGGGCTGTCATCCTCGATGTAAGGATCGAACATCGCCTCTATCAGCGTGGCCGTGGGCGAGTTCGCGTAGATCCCTTCACCCTTCCCGGTCACGGTCCACTTGATACCCTTCACCTCGGTCAGAACCTTCCGATCTGCCTCGGTATAGGTTTTCGAGAAGAAGCCCGGTGTTGCCAGTTCATAGCTGGCCGCGATGTAGGTTGCCTCGTCGACGAGCGGATAGTCGTAGCCGGTCGGCTGGAGCGTCGTGTCATAGCCGGGCAGTAGGTTGGCGACATAGCGGAAGCGGATGTAATCGGAGGCGCGGACAAGCGCCGCCGTCGCATCCGCGTCATCGGCTGCGGTCGGAGCATTATCGCCCCGTGCTGCTGCATAGGCCCGCCATGACGCCAAATCGCCGTACAAGGCTTAGCCCTCGGTCTTGATGAACTCGGCCTTGTCCTTGTCGGACAGCTCATTGAAGGCGGCAGCATCGGCGGCCCGCATCTTCTTGCCGACTTCTTGGCCGTTGGCGTCCTTGATAACCCACCAGCCACTTCCGGCGTCTTCCGCCTTGAAGGGGGCAACGGGATCGGGCTTGTCAGCCGGGTTGACGACAGCGGTCTTGCCTTCGGTGTTGCCGGAGATAACCTGCACCTTGCCTTCCCATGCTTTCGGGAGCGACTTGACCGTGAACTCCTCGCCCACAGCGATTTCACCGTCTGCACCATAGATGCCGGGCTTCATGATCTTGATGCGCATTGGATCAACCTTTCTGTTTCAGATGCCATCACAAAACGGGCCGGGACAGCGCCCGGTCCGTCATGTAAGTCACCTGTCCGATTTGAGGGCTTAAGCGTTGACGACCACGGAGTAGAAGACCCCGGTCCGGTTGTTGTAATCGGCCCTGATTTCCAGACCCATGGCACCCATCATCAGGAAGTTGTAGTTGTCCGTGGGGTTGAGCCTGGTCATCGCCGTGGTGTTGACGGCCATGCCGATCAGCGGCCGGATATATTCCGCGTTGGGGACGAAACCAAAGAACTCGTTGCCGCTGAGTTCGTAACTGACCTCGATCTTGTTGATACGCCGATTGGTCAGCAGATAGGCCATCAGAGTACCACCCTTGAAGCCGGCAGACCCGGAGTAGGAGCGGTCCCAGTTCCGGGCCATCTCGGGCGAGATGTAGAGGTTGACCTTGCCCGTGATGTAGTTGGCGTCAAGCATGGCGCCGAGCGTCTGCGTGATGAACTGATCGATCGCATCCGAGGTCGTTGCCGTCGCGGTCAGGTCGATGTCCGCACCGAGTGCGCCGTCGCCCAGATTGATGGATTTCGACAGCGGGTGGTTGCGAACGCCGTAAGCAGTGTAGCCTTGGAAGACGATGCTGGTATCACCATCCAAGCAATACAGCGCTTGGTCCCGGCGGATCTTGGCCGTGTGGGCTTCCTGATCGTCGGAGAGCGCGTCGAAGTTTTCGCTCTGCAGGGTATTCCATTCCCGCCATTCCCGGCCGTATCCGGTGGCGAAGATCGGAACCGGGGTGCCCCGATAGTCATAGATCACCTTGTCCATGGTGGTCGGGACCTGGCCGGAGATCGACCGAGTCACGGAACCGGCATCCGAGGAGACGCGGTTCATGTGGACGAGCTTGCCGATGTGGACCGGTTTCGCCAAAGGCATCAAGTCCATCATCCAAGCCTGGCCTTCATCCGCCCGCATGACGCGCCGGGTGATGCCGTCAAGATCGAGCCATGCGTCCCGGGGAAGAATCGATGCGGCGTTACCCATAAGCTCGTTCTGCAGGGACGCGTGGGCGTCCTCGGAACGGTGGAAGTGCTCCCGGGCAAGCGAGACCTCGGCCCACCACGCCGCGTGCGGCCGCGAGTTGGCGACCAGCTGTTCGTCAAAATAGCGCATATCGCTAGTCTCCAGTTACGCGGCCGAGAGGTAGCTTTCCGAACCCGCCGGGCGGATCTTCAGAAGCTGCTCAGAGCCGGAGTCGTTGTTGTAGATCTCATCGGCGTAGGCGACGATCAGATCCGACGTGCTCGCGATGGCGAGGGTGCCATTCGCTCCCGGGGTCAGCGGTGTGCCGACAGCGGTGATGTTGACGCCGTTCGCGATGCGGGCGGCATAGATGAAGTCCTCGTGCATCTCGACACCGATCGCGGTGTCAGCAGCATCCCAGTCATCATCGACGGTCTTCATCGCCAGATAGTTGTCCTGGATCAGCCAGACCTTACCGACGGTCGCTGCGCCGGCGAGCGCGAACTCGCCAGAGGACAGAACGGCAAGCCGGCCAGGTTTGAGAGCAACGCTCGCGATGGCCTCACGGACCTGCGGGCAGTTCTTGTTCGGCGGGCCGAGGACGATCTTGTTGAAACGCGCCATAGGTTAGCCCTCCGCCTTGGGCAGCTTGTAGGCGGGCTTGTCATCGCCCGTGCCCTTGAAAGCGCCGTTGAGAGGGGCCGCCCTGCCCGGCTCTGCCTTCTTGGCAAGCTGGCGGGCGGCGTTCAGGGTCAGTTCCTTTGCCCCGGCCTCGTCCATCAGGTTGGCCTTGACGATCTTATCCTGAAGCTCCGAGAGCTCGGCATCGTCCTTGGCCTTCTGGTTGGCGACGATCTCGTTCTGAGCGTCGACCAGCGGCTTGATCGCGTTGCCAACGGCCTCACCGATGGTCTCCCCGATCTTGCCGATGCTTTCCGAGAGGGTGTCGACCTTCGCGGAAAGCTCGTTAAGCTGCTTTTCATCAGCCATGTCTGCTTTCTCCGTGGTGTTTGCAGATGTTTCCCGCTCGGAAAGACCAATGGCCTCCAATATTCGGGTCTTCATTCGCTCCATCGCAGTAGCCTTGTGCTTCCGCTCTGCAGCTCGGACGATGCTTTCCACCGCCCAATCCATTTCCCGGTCCGCGTCTTCGAGGAACGAGTTAATGACGTCGATCTGGGTTTGTTCGCCTTCGGAATTGACCATCATTCCCACGCCCTGATCCGGGGTGGCCGCGCCGTCCTGATCGAGCAGGATTGCGTCGTGATCGAATTCCATTTCGCGCGCCGTGAACTTGTAATCGACCTCGCCGTTGGCGGCTTCGAGGAAGCAGAGAAGGCCGGTAGAGGTATGGATGGGGTCGCCTTTTTCGATGGCATCCAGAACCCGCTTTCCACCTTCGGACTGCCCGGCGCGCTCGATATCGATCACCTTGTCGAGCAGAACTCGGCCGCCCACCTGGCGCACGTTTTCGTTCCAGGCCCCGATCCAGCCAAGATTGATGCCTTCCGGGTCACGGGCGGAGACGAACATGCCGTTGATAGAGGGGTGGCCGAGAGGTGCCGGCGTGCGGTCCAGGCTGGAGAATGACTTGGCAATCTCATCCGCCGGATACCGGATCTCGTTCATCACGATGTTGTCGGGAAGGGTCGCCGACGGAACGATAATGACATCCCGTCCGTTCCGCTTCTCCTTGCGCACGCCAGACATATTCGCCAGCGTGCGGATGTTGACCCGCACCTGTTTCGGCATCACAGGTTCTCCAATGGTTTGAGGGGCGCCTATTTGCCTTCCGGCGGCGTCATGTCGAGGTCGTCGGCCTCGTCGTCTGGATCTTCGCGATACTTCTCCGCATCGCTCAGCGGCTCCATATCGACGGCCGCGCGCATTTCTTCCGGGGTGAACACCCATTCCCCGGTGTCTTTCATTTTCTGATTGGTATCGGCCATCTTGCCGACGCGATCGACCTTCTCGCCCATGCTGGCCTCGGTCAGATCCGTCCAGTCCAGATGCCAGTCCCGCTCAGGCAGGATGCCTACTTGCTCCAGCCGGTCCACCACCGCCATGATGTTGGGGATCACGCTGTCGTTCCGCCGACCCATGTTGGTCTGGGCCCATTCGTTGGCATCTTCCGTGCTGGCCCGTTCCCCCGTTTGCATCCCGACAAGGATCTTGACCGGGATATTGATAGAGGCAGCAAAAGCCTGCAGGGGACCAGCGAAGAAGTGTTCGGGCGACGGCATGGTGATTGGTAAGGTCTTGGCCTGGATGCCCTGGAGCATCAGCAGTTGGTCGAAACCCTTCTGCCAATCTGCGACCTGATCATCCATCTTGTCCGCGATCTCGTTGACCGGCACGCCCATGGCCTTCGCCATCTGCTCCAAACTGGCCTCCTTATCGACCTCAAGCACAGGAGCCGACTTCGCGTTCTTCCAGAAGCCCTCACCCCCTGCCCCGTTGATCTTCTCCAAGGTGATCAGGTCGTTAAAGCCTGGCGACAGGAAAGACCGGTTGTGAACCGTCCCGTCACGAGACCAGACGACAACACGGTCGGGGTGAAGCTGGAACTGACGAGGCTGCTTGCTCTGGTCTTCAACGTTGGATTCGTTGAAGTTGAACATCTTGGGCTGACCATAGGTCTCCGACGTCTCGTCGGTATCCCACGAGGCAACCTCAAGCTGTCCCTCCCATGCTGGAATGACCTCAACAAGACCTTCGAGCCCACCCGGAACCCGCTCGACGGGCTCCTCGAACCGCCTGCTGTCCGCAAAGCGCAGGATGACACCGCTGTAGCAGCCGACCAAAGAGCGGCGATCCGCCTCTACCAACTTCTGCCACAGGCGCAGATCGCCGAAGCGTTGACGGATTTCAAGCTCAAGCTTGGTTTCGTCGTCGTCACCTTCGCTCTCCAGCAGGAATGGATAATCCTGCCAGGTCTTGGTGATGGTCTTTTCGACACCAGCGCTGGCAAAGCCATTGCGGTTGTACATGTCGAAGCACTGGTTGAAATCCAGCTTTTCCGGATATCCGAAGTCACCGTAGTGATTGTGCTTGATGCCCGGGAAATAGCCCGGAAACATCTGGTCGAGCCGCCGCTGTGCAATGTTGGCGATCAGGTTCAGGAGCCTCATGAGCGGTGCTTCTTCTTCAGGATCATGGCGGCCCGCGCCGTGGGGTGGGCCAACTCGTTGAACGCCCGTGAGGCTGCGTCGACGATGTCCTTGAGTTTGGCATTCGGGAACATCGTCACCTCGTCCAGAAAGTCTTCATTCCAGCTCCCAAGGAGCATATCGACGTTCCCCGCCTCACATTGAGCGGAGAGCGGTTCGGCCCGGGTCACCTTGTCCCCGCTTTCCGAGGACGCCACGGCGACGTGCCCGGCCAGCATCGTGATGTATTGCTCGGCCTGATCCTTCCCGGCCTGGCCTGGATCCTGCGGCAAGGAGATGCGGCAGCGGTCACCGACGAAGTCGTCCTGCTCGGCGGTGTTCTTGACCGTGGTGCGAACCTTTGCCGGGGTCAGCCACTCCGCGACGCAATGAGCAATCACGAACCTGCCGTCCGGATAGCGGCCGATCTTCACGCCAGCAGTCCGGGCCCGGGTTGGGTCGTCCTCACTCGCAGCGAAGTCCCAGCCGCGGACGAATTGCGTCCCGGCCGGGATAGCCTTGACGATCTTGAAGTCCGATCGCTTGAACATCCCGCCTTCACGGGGGGCCGGACGCTGCTGGTTCTGCCCGGCGTGTCCCATGGAGCCGAGTGAGATCTTGTCAGACTCGACGACTTCCTTGGGGAAACGGTCCTCGAACAGCAATTCGCCATCCACGGTCCGGATGTCCTGCGGATAGACGGTCTTGACCGGTGCCCTTTCGACGAACTCCTGGCGGTTCTCTGGGATCTCCTCACCTGTCTTGTACCAGGTCTGCTTTTCAGCGTCGTACCGGGCGCGGATCGGCTTGGCATCCCAGAAGGACGGCTTCACGATTGTGTAGCAGCGACGCTCAGGCTCGTATTCCATCGGCAGCATCACGTGCTCGTAGCTGAGGTTCTTCGCCAGCGCGACACCGGTCGTGTCATCCTCGTGAAGCCGCTGCATCACCATTACGATGGCGTCTACGGCCGGATCGGCGAGACGGCTTGGCACCGCCTCAAGGAACGTTTCCTTCGCCGCCATGCGCTCGGCGTCCGACTTCGCCATGTCCACCGATAGCGGATCGTCGATCACCACACGGTTGCCGCGCTCACCGGTCAGGGACTTGAAGGCCATAGCCGCGCGGAAGCCGGTCTTGTCGTTCTCGAACTTCAACGTCGAGTTCTGGTCGGGCATGAGGGAGAAGTTTCCTCCCCACCGGTCCCGGTACCAACGGGACTGGACCAAGCGCCTGGACTTGATGTTGTCGCGCTTCGCCAGCGCTTCCTTGTACGATGTCGCGATGGTGCGCAGGTGGGGCATGTTGAGCGGGCCCCACTCCCACGTCGGCCAAAACACCCCTACCGTCAGGGACTTCATCGTGCCTGGCGGGACGTTGATGATCAGGCGCCGCAGAAACCCGTCTGTGATCGCCTTGAGGTGGTCCGCAATGGCGTCGATGTGCCATCCGTGCTTGTAGATGGCCGCTGGCTCCAGTACGTGCCAGCCCGCCTTGATGTAGCTGGAAAGAGAGACGCCGGCAGACTGCGCCTCGTCCTCAACCTTCCGGTTGGCCTCCCTCCTCTGGCGTTCCGCCCTGATCCGAGACAGCAAATCCGAGCCTGACGAGTGCACGTTCAACTGTGTCGAGCTCCTCATCCGTCATATCGTGGATTTTGCTGAAGTCCATGACCGGGATAGGTCCGCCGTTCGGACCGCCAAGATCCCTGTGATCTCGCTGGCCGAGGAGCTGCTTGCCGAGCCACACCAGCATCGTGGCATTGCCCTTCCGGGCCGCAGTGAACTGCATGCGCCGGAGCGATGCTTTCCCCTCCTCCAAGCCGAACTCGTAAGCTTCGGCGGCTTGGGGGTTGTCCTTCTTGAACTTGATGAAAGTCGGTTCGGACACACCGAGGACGGCGGCGCATTCCTTGGTGGTCGCCTGGATCTGGCCGAGCCCTTTGAGGTTCTTCAGGGTCTTGGTGTCAGGCTTCAGGGATGGCGGTCGACCGCCCTTGTTTTTCGCTGCTGGCATTGTCCTTGCCGATCACCTTCAACTTCATTCCGAACTCGTTGATGCCAGGCTGGACCTCGACATCCTCGCGCCTGACCAGCCTGTTCCGCCGGAAGGGCCTGTAATC